CCGAGCGCACTTTTCCGCGTTCTGGTGAACTTTCTTCATTTCTTTGTTCAATACGTCATCAGACATCATTTCAGCGTCAGAGATAGCGAAATCGACACTCTCTGAAGCAATGCGGTCGAGAGTGCCGAGAGACGGCTCTGCGATAGAGAATCGCTGACGCTTTGTGACGATGCTGTGACGTTTGAAGAATATAAGATGTTTTGTCGTCTCAACCTGCTCGACATCGACCTCGAAAGAGATTCCCGCGTTGATGAGACGATTCAGTTCGTTCTTTTCTTTATATAGCTCGTCGAGCTGTTTCTGCTGCTGTGCGTCCATGAGATTGTGTTGTTATGTTACTAAAGGGGTACGGCACGTTATAAACCGCACCCCTTTTCCGTCATCCGATGACGATGATTTAGCCGTTCGACTGGCTGGCAGTCTTCGGCACAGCTTGGAATGGCTTGCCACTCGACACTGCGCACGGCGTGACGGTGAAGTCGACGAGGAAGATGCCCTGCGAGCTGGCTTCGTTGTTGATGACGGCTTCGATGTCGCCATTCGGAATGTCGAAGTTCAAGCCCTGCTCGCTCTCGACGTGAATGGCTTTGTTGGCGACGACTTCAGTGCCGTCGTAGCCCCACTTCGGAGCTTGCTCCGTTCCGATGTTCGAGCCACCGATGTAGTCGATGAGCATCTGCACATCGGCATTCATGATGCTGAACGTCAGCACGGGAATCTTCTTCGATTTCTTGCGCACTTCGGGAGCGGCAGCGCCCTCTTCAAAGTGTTCAGTCACGTCAGCTGCTTGCTGCTGGATGCGGCAAGTGCCCTTGTAGGTTTTGCCGATTTTCGTCAGCTGTGCAGGCATAGTGCCAGCTTCGGAAGCAGTACCGACTTTGATTTCAGAAAGACCAAGTGTAATCATTGTTTTACTGTTTTAATTGTTGTTAATCGATTTGAATGTTCCAACGAACACGAATGTTGACGCAATGCTGATTGATTGACGGCTCGTCGACCACAGTGTGCGATTCGCTTACGAACTTGAGACCAGTTATGCGAGCATCGCGCAGAGCTGCACAGACTGCTTTCGAGAGCGTCGACAGACGCTGCGTGTCTTCTACAAGCATGTCGCGTCCGTTGATTTTCTTCGGCTTGTCTGCGACGTATATGTTGACATTCGATGTCGCTGTCTGCGGCAGCTCGTCGGCAGTCAGAGCTATTACGTTGATGACAATGTCTTCAGATATGCTGTCAACGGGTCGCGTGTCGTTCTTGTAGATGCCGCCATTGTTGCCGATGTTTGCTTCTGCAAGCACGCGATACATGATTGTATTGAGGTCGAAAGTGTCTTTCATTATTCAGCTGCTTTTGCGATGTCTATTTTCAGTTCTTCAAGCATCTTCGGCAGTGTCTGCTCTGCGTGCAGTTCGGCTGATGTAAGCACGTCGCGACCATTTTTCTCAACATGAATCGCGTAGTTCATTCCTGCCACGACAACGAGTGCATAGCCAGTCGTGCTTTCGCCTATCTGTTTGCAGAACTGCATTCCCTGCTCTGCACCGTCGTACACGTCGCCAGCTTGCGAATTGCGCGCGCTGACTTGCTCAAATGCGCTCCCGCTGATTGGCGAGCCGTCTTTGAATATCATGTAGCCGATGCTTGAACGCAGATTTCCCGTCTGGTCTTGCCAGTTTTGCGGGTGTTCGCTCCGCGCACGCGTGACACACTCTTCGCCGAGCTTTTTCAACACTTCAATCTGCTTCACTTCGACCTTATCGAAGAAACGATTGAAATGCGCGCGCATGTCGTCGACAGTGAATCCCGCTTTTATAGCCATAGTCTATTGTGAAGTTGACCGTTGTCGAATTTCAAGCATTCGCCACTGACGCGAAGCGACGTGCGAGCTTCGTCATCGAAGACTGCGACTTCTTGTCCCTCGACGACTGATGCGCTGTCTTTCGGCAGCTGTATCAGTGACGTGTAGACGATGAAAGTGCCGTTGCCGACTTCGAGCTTCGAGCCGCGTCCGTTCGTCTCTTCCCTGCACATCGAAATGAACGTGTACTGCGCTTCACCGCCGACAAAGTCGCCGTCAGCGTTCTGCGTTGCAGCTTCGCTCGTCAATGCGAAGAGATAGTGTGGGTATTGCTTTACCATAGATTTGACTTGTTTCTGATACGCGGACGACTGAAAAGCACGTTCTCTTCGCCCAGCTCATTGCAAAGCGCAGAGTAGTATGCTTTCACTGCGTCGAGATTCCACGATATGGAATAGCCGCCCTCGGTGACATTCTGCATCGCGCTCTTCAGAACGACAGACATGCGAGCATAGACAGCTCTGTCGCAGTTCTTCATGTCGTCGCTCGAAGCACAAGTCGCTGTGCCGTTGATGTCAGCTTTCAACAGAATGATGTCGATGTCGTCTGATGTGATGTCGAGACCATTCAGTGTTTTAGTCAGATATTCCTTGTTCGTCATTGTGATTGCGTTTGTAAGTTAGTCGGGGCGTTGTGACGCGCCCCGACATTGAGTGTGTCCGTTTAGTTGATGTTCCAGCTGGTGTTGTTGACCTGCATGAGCATCGAACGCCCTGCGAGATTCCAAGCGGGGAACAGATTGGCAATGCCCTCGGTGACTTCCTTGACGGGGCTCTCTTCAGAATACTTCTTGATGAGAGTGTGACCGTGCATGACCTTTTCAGCCACGCTGCCAGCCATCTTTTTCGCGTCAATGGGGGTCTTCCAGAACGTGTTGCCGAGAACTTCACTCTCGCTGAAGAGAATGACGTTGTCGTTGAACGGGTTGCCAGTCGAGCGAGTGCCGTCAGCAAGCTCAAGAGTGATTTCTTGGTCGATGATGACGAACTTCAGACCGTGGAACAGTTCGGGCTTACGGTTCATGTAAGCGTTCACGTTGGCGACAGACGGAGTGTCGTTGATAGGAATCGCGTTCTCGAACACGCTTGCGCAGCGTTTGATAGTCTCGTCCTGCTGGGCGAGAAGCTCGAACGTGGCAGGGTTGCAGAATGCGACCTTGTAGGTAGCGCCGAAATTGGCCTTGCCGTACTTCAGCACACTGGGAATGTCTTTCGAGAAAGGCTTGCCCGAAGTGCCAGCGGCATAGGAAGTGTTGACACCGACTTTCTGCCCGCTGGCGAGCTGATAGTCGACGTCCTGCTTCGTGACGACGGCTGCGTTGTTGGAAGTGGTGAAAGACACCTTGCCGAGAGAGATTTGCTTGAGAGCAATCCACTCCGTACGGCTGGCAACGCCAGTCCATACGAACTCGGTGTCGTTTGCCCAAAACTCGACGAGCTGCTGCAAGTCGGCATCGGTCGAAGCCATAGCGACGGCGATGTCGTACTCGGTCAGTTCGTCTTCGAGCATTTCGCGCGACACGGCAATCTTGGGAATATTGCCCTCGATGCGAGCGATAGCTTCGCGAGTTTTGCGGGGAATCGTCGAGCCGCGAGAGATAACGTCAGCGGCAATGTGCAGACCAGCGACTGCTTCGAGCATTTTCCAAGTCAGATTGTTGGTCTGCTTCAGGGGGAACAGACGAGGATAGTAGAAGTCGTTCAGATTGTAGTTCCGCACGACAGCTGCCATGTCTTTCTCGTTCAGTCCGCGCATAAGTGATTTCTGCATAATCTACGAGATTTTAATGGTTAGACATAAACGACCGTCTTCAGTGCGGTCTTGATTGCGGTGCTGACAGCGGGTGCGCTGTCTTCCTTGACGACGGCAATGAGCCATGCGTCTACGAACAGATTCTCGCCAGCGACAACGTCGTAGCTGCTGCCAGCTATAGCGACGGGAGTGACGGCGAGAGTGGCAGCGCCGCTGTTGGCTTCGATGAGTACGTTGCCAGCAGTGAGAGCTGCGCCGAGCGTGGTGCTGACGGTGATGACATCGTAGCTGGCGTTCGACTTGTCGATAGAAGCGATGGTCTGCGCGTTGGCAGTGCCGTTGCTGATTTTGTCACCAGCGAGGAAGTGATGACCCTTGGCGACCTTGATAGCGGTTGCGGAAGCGGAAGCATTCTCGCTCACGACGGCAGTTTTCACGACGAGATAGAGACCGTCAGAGCCTTTGCCGAGCGGAGTACCCTCTTTCAGAGCTGCGCCGCCGAGCTTCGAAGTGTCGATGCCGACACCACCAGGAATGTCGGCTACGCGATGAAGAATGCACTTCGTAGCGCGAACGTCGGCTTCCCTTTTGATTTTAAGCATTCCCATTGTTTAGGTGTTTTTTGATGTTTGACTTACGTTTAGAGTGTTTTGCCTGCGAACTGATTATTCTCGTCTTTCTTCTGATTCTCGATGTAACCAGCCACAGCGGAAGACACGCCGTCAGTGTTCTTTTTGTTGAACATCGGCGCGCCATTCGAGCGCAGTTCGTTGTCGATTACGCTCTGATTGGCAGTCGTGATGTCGGCTTCAGTCTCTGTCAGATACTCGTTGAACTCGTCTTCGCTCTCGAACTTCATGCGCTTGAACGCTTTCAGAGCTTGAGCTTTGAATTGTTCGTCTTTGCACGTCGAGAGTTTTTCGTTCAGAGCGTCAAGTCGGGTCTTCGACACGTCTTTCTCTCGATACTGTGCGAGTTCGTCTTTCAGCGGCTTCATGGCGGCTTCGACAGCTGCCTTGATGCTTGCAGTCAAATCGTCGGGCTTCGGTTCGTCGTCATCGTCGTCATTGTTGTCGTCGTCATCTACGGGCTTCTTGACTTTCGGCTGTTTGACGGGATTCTTCTTCTTGAAGTCCTCCACACGCGAGCTTGCTTCGCTCTGCATAGCTTTCGCGACAGCATGAATCTCGTTTGCGACCTTGTCAATTTCTGTTGCATCTGCACAGTCGTCTGCAACGCGAGCGCCAATCGTGTTGATTATCGCGTCGAGATTACTCTTCGAGATACCGCAGTCCTTGCACAAGGATTTTGCTTTTTCTACAAGTGTTGTGTTCATGATGAATTTTGT